GTTCTTTTCTAAACTAAGATACATCATCGTAGGATGTGAATGTAAATGGGTAGTCGTTGATCACTTACACATGCTTGTCAATGTCTTGACTGAAGGTGATGAGCGAAGAGGTATTGACTCACTCATGAATAGGCTGAGGTCTTTAGTAGAAGAAACAAATGTAGGCATGATACTTGTATCTCACTTAAGAAGAGCTACTGGAGATAGAGGACATGAGCAGGGTGTTGAGGTATCTCTCTCACATCTCAAAGGCTCTCAGGGTATAGCACAGCTATCTGATTGTGTGATAGCTCTTGAGAGAAATCAACAAGCTGAGAATGAGGAAGATGCTAACATCACTAGATTGAGAGTTCTTAAATCTAGATACACTGGAGATACTGGTGTTGCCTGTTATTTGCAATACGATCATCAAACTGGTAGGCTTAGGGAATATTTCCCAGACGAGGTAGCAGATGAAGTTAGTTTTTGATATTGAGACAGATGATCTTAACTACACTAAAGTGTGGTGTATCGTAGCTAAAGAGGAGCATCCTGATTGCATAGGCAAGGTACATGCCTTTGGTCCTGATATGATCGAAGAGGGTATAAAGTTCTTACAACAGGCAGATACTTTGATAGGTCATAATATCATGGGGTTTGATATCCCATGTCTTGAAGATCTATTCAATGTTAAGTTTGATTGTAAGATTGTAGATACTTTAGTGATGTCAAGACTTGCTAATCCTATTCAGGAGAATGGTCATTCATTAGGTACATGGGGCTATCGTTTGAAGTTCCATAAAGGAACTCAGCCTGAAGACTTTACAGTCTTTAATAAACAAATGCTTGAGTACTGCATTCAAGATGTTGAGCTGAATGAGAGAGTCTATCATGCCCTTCAAGTTTCTATGAAAGGATTTGGTAAAGAGTCAATTGATATTGAACATCAAGTTACTCAGATACTAACAGATCAAGAGCGTCATGGTTTTAAACTAGATGAGAGAAAGACAATGGACTTACTAATCTATTTTAAGACTAAGATGTCTGAGATAGAACAAGAAGTAACTAAAACATTCCAACCTAGGTGGGTGGATGATAAGCTTGTTATTCCTAAATACAAAAAGGATGGTGGTCTTTCTAAGGTAGGACTGACTGACGATGAGTTTGAAGCTGTCAATCAAAAGATAAGCTTAGGACATCCTCTTAAACCTTTTATGAGGAAAAAGCTACAACCATTTAACCTAGGATCCCGTAAGCAGATAGGCGAGTACCTCATGGAACTAGGATGGAAACCTAACAAGCATACACCGACTGGTCAGCCTATCATTGATGAAGGTACACTCAAAAAGATTGAACATATCAAAGAAGCTAAACTGATTGCTGACTATCTTCTCTATCAAAAAAGAATTGGTCAGCTATCTTCATGGCTTGATAATATTAAAGATGATCGTGTACATGGTAAGGTAATATCTAATGGTACAATCACCGGTAGAATGACACACATCAAACCTAACATGGCTCAGATTCCTAACTTAGGATCAGCTTATGGTAAAGAATGCAGAGAGTGTTGGATCGTAGACCAAGGATATAAACTTGTAGGTATAGACGCTAGTGGTCTTGAACTTAGAATGCTGGCTCACTACATGAATGATGAGGATTATATTAATGAAGTTATCAATGGCGATATACACACAGCAAATCAAAGACTTGCAAATCTTAAATCAAGAGATCAAGCAAAGACTTTTATCTATGCCCTCATATACGGAGCAGGAGATGGTAAGATTGGAAGCGTTGTTGGTGGATCTAGAAATCATGGTAAGAAACTTAAGGAAACTTTCCTCAGCAACCTACCAGCACTTAAAGTTCTTACGGACCAAGTTAGAAGAGCAGCAGGAAGAGGATTCTTAAAGGGTCTTGACAGAAGAAACATCCAAGTCAGATCAGAACATTCAGCGTTGAATACTTTACTTCAAGGCGGTGGTGCTATTGTTATGAAGAAAGGATTACTTATCTTGAATGAAAAGATTAAAGAACATAATCTAGATGCTAAGTTTGTTGGTAACATCCACGATGAATGGCAGATAGAAGCCTTAGCAGAACATGCTGACCAAGTAGGTAAGCTAGGTGTTGAGGCAATCGAACAAGCAGGAGTACATTTTAACTTAAGATGTCCTCTTACTGGGGAATATAAAGTAGGAGATAACTGGAGTGAAACACACTGATCAATTAACTCTGTTCAAAGAAGTAGAATTACTACCTGACGACAACGAACATAAAAAATGTAGTAACTGTGGTGTCGTTAAGTCTCTTGAACTTTTTCCTTGGAGAGGAAGCGATAGAGTATATCGAAGAGAAACTTGCGTACAGTGTGTAAGAGATTTAAAGAAGATAATAAAAACCTTAAAAGAAAAACATGGGATGCCTGATGATAGTTACAAATGCCCAATATGTTTAGGAACAAAAGAAGAGGTAGATAAGAGGGGAGGAAGATACGCAGGTTCTTGGGTATTAGATCATTGCCATAACACAGATCAGTTCAGGGGATGGTTATGTCATTTGTGTAATAGGGCATTGGGTTGTTTCAAAGATGATGTTAATATGTTACAAAGAGCTATAGAATATTTAAATAATAATGGAGAAGATTATGAGTAAGAAATTAGAAACGATTGTAAATGATATCTATGAAAAGATATCTGTCTTAGCAGAAGGTAAAGCTATCGAGGTATCTGAAAAGGAGCTAGATAAGTTTGCCTACTTTATGAAACAAGCTTTACAAGACTGGCTTACACCAGAGGAAAGAGACAAGGGCGTTCTCAGGATGTCTAACATCGGTAGACCTGATAGACAGCTATGGTATGAGATTAACTCTACCAAAGACAACGAACCTCCTGCTCCTCATGTCATGATTAAGTTCTTATACGGACACTTACTTGAAAGACTTTTATTATTCTTATGTGACTTAGCAGGACACGAAGTTACTGATGAGCAGAAAGAAGTTGAGATTGATGGTGTCAAAGGACACATGGACTGTAAGATTGATGGTGAAGTTGTTGATATTAAATCAGCATCTAGTTATGCCTTTAAGAAGTTTCAATTAGGGACACTACCTAGCGATGACCCTTTCGGGTACATGGCACAGCTAGGAGGCTATGAGCATGCAGAGAACAGTAAGTCTGGTGGCTTCTTGGCTATCAATAAAGAGACTGGAGAACTTGCTTTGTTTCAGCCAGATGAACTTGAGAAGATTAATTCTAAAGAAAGAGTTAAGCATCTTAAGAAGATGGTGAAACTAAAGAATCCTCCTGCTAGATGTTATGAGCCAGTTAAAGAAGGAGCTGCAGGTAATTATAAACTACCTCAGCCCTGTAAGTATTGTCCTCATAAGTTTGAATGTTATGCAGATGCAAATGACGGAGCAGGACTTAGAGTCTTTAAATACGCCAATGGATTAACATACTTAACTCATGTTGAGAAAGAACCTAAAGTAGAGGAAGTCTTTGCCGATTCGTAAGAAAAGAAAAGTTAGACCAAAGGAAAAGAATTTACCTAAAGGTTATGACAGTAAATGGGAAGTCGAACTTCATGAGACCATCCTTAAGAAATGGAAACATCACTACGATGCCATAGACTATGTGATTGAAAAGTCCTATGAGGTAGACTTCTCTAAACATATAGATGGTAAGTTAATATTACTAGAGGCTAAAGGAAGATTCTGGGACCATGCTGAATACAGTAAATACATTTGGATTAAGAAAGCTTTACCAAAAGATATGGAACTTGTATTCTTATTTTATAAACCTGATTCGCCTATGCCGGGAGCTAAGCTTAGAAAAGACGGAACTAAAAGATCTCACTCTGAATGGGCTGAGTCACAAGGATTTAGATGGTTTACTGATAAGACTATACCAAAGGAGTGGATTGATGAAGTATAGATTTAACGAGGATGTTATCCTCAAAGACATAAAGGATTATATTGATAATACTTATTCACAACACTATGCAAATGGTAAGTACCAAGCTACTGATGTCATTATAGACTCAGGACATGGGGAATCTTTTTGTATAGGTAATATGCTTAAGTACATCATGAGATATAAAAAGAAAGGAGATAAAAAAGATAGTGAAAAAGACTTGCTGAAAGTTATTCATTATGCTGTAATTAGCTTATATATAAATAGAAAACAAAGGGAAGACAATGAGTAAATATTTAAAGACACAATACCAAGAATTTATACATCTATCTAGGTACGCTAGATGGAATGAAGAGACTCAAAGAAGAGAGACATGGGAAGAAACTGTAGCCCGTTACTTCAACTTCTTTGAGAAACATTTAAAAAAACATCATAACTACAATCTATCAAACGATAGAGACATGCTAGAGAAAGCAGTACTTAATCTTAAAGTCATGCCCAGTATGAGAGCCTTGATGTCAGCAGGAACAGCTCTTGAGAAAGACAATGTAGCAGGATTTAACTGTAGCTATGTAGCTGTCGATACTCCAAGAGCCTTTGATGAAACATTATATATTCTCATGTGTGGTACAGGTGTAGGGTTTTCTGTCGAAAGACAGTACATCAACAATCTCCCTCCTTTACCTGAAGCTTTGTATCACACTGAGACTGTCATTGACGTAGCTGATTCTAAAATAGGATGGGCTAAAGCTTACAAGGAATTGTTGTCTTTACTTTACTCAGGACAGATTCCTAAGTGGGACTTATCTAAAGTAAGACCTTATGGTGCTAGACTTAAGACCTTTGGAGGTCGTGCTAGTGGACCAGATCCTTTAGATGATTTGTTTAAGTTTACTATTCATATGTTCCAAGATGCTATCGAGAAGGGACAGCACAAGCTTGTATCTATCAACTGCCATGACTTGATGTGTAAGATCGCAGAGATCGTAGTTGTTGGTGGTGTTAGAAGATCAGCTCTTATTTCCTTATCCAACCTCTCTGATCAGCGTATGAGAAACGCTAAGAGTGGAGCATGGTGGGAAGACAATCAACAGAGAGCCTTAGCTAATAACTCTGTAGCCTATACAGAATCACCTGAGATGGGAGGGTTCTTAAAAGAATGGTTATCTCTTTACGACAGTAAGAGTGGTGAGAGAGGAATGTTCAATCGCCAAGCTGCTGAAAGACAAGCTGCTAAGAATGGTAGACGAGAAGAGTATAAAGACTTTGGTACTAACCCATGCTCTGAGATTATCTTAAGGAACAAACAGTTCTGTAACCTAACAGAAGTAGTTGTCAGAGAGAAAGATACTCAGAAGTCTTTGAGAGAGAAGGTAGAGATCGCTACGATCTTAGGGACCTTCCAAGCTACACTAACACACTTCAGGTATCTTACTAGTAAGTGGAAGCAGAACACAGAAGAGGAAGCATTACTTGGTGTATCTCTTACCGGTATCTTAGATAATCCTGATATGATTAATGGTAAGATTGATCTTGTAGAACTTAAAGAGTTAGCTGTAGAAACAAATAAGAAGTGGGCTAAGAAGCTAGGCATCAATCAATCAGCAGCTATTACTTGTGTTAAGCCTAGTGGTACTGTCAGTCAGTTAGTTGATAGTGCATCAGGTATTCATACAAGACATAGTAAGTTCTATCTAAGAACTGTAAGAGCTGATAAGAAAGATCCTCTTGCTAAGCTTATGGTAGACCAAGGAGTCTATCATGAAGATGATGTGACTAAGCCTGATCATACTTATGTCTTTTACTTTCCAACGAAAGCACCTGAGACTTGTATGACTAGAACAGACATAACAGCCTTAAAGCATTTAGACATCTGGAAGAAATATCAAGATGAGTGGTGTGAGCATAAACCATCTGTCACTATCTCTGTTAAAGAAAATGAGTGGTTAGATGTAGGCGCATGGGTATGGAATAACTTTGATGCTGTATCAGGAATCTCATTCCTTCCTTATGCTGATCACTCATATCGTCAAGCTCCTTATCAAGAAATATCTGAAGAGGAGTACAACGAATGGTTGACCAAGACTACTGATAAAGTAGATTGGAATTTAATAACAGAGTATGAGAAAGAAGATTCAACTGAGAATACTAAAGAACTAGCTTGTACTGCTAATACTTGTGAGATCATCTAGTGATAAAGGTTAATGGATTAAACAATGCTGTTATAGGAGAATGTTACGATAAAGTAACAAGCAAGAGAAGACTTGTTTATGACATTGACAAATGCATTACACTTCTCATGCAGAACTTAGACTCAGACTATGAAGATGCTGCTGATTACTTTTGGTAT